TCAACCAGTAGTTATTAACTAAATGTATAAAGTGGTCGGGAGTCCCCCGAGTAGTTTCCCATTCAATTGGATTATAGGAGGAAAAGAGAATGGCAGATAAGAAAATAACGGCTTTGACCGTAATGGCAGGTTCCGAGGTATCGGGTTCAGATATTCTACACGTTGTAGATGACCCAGGCGGAACTCCAGTAAACAAAAGGTTAACAATTGCTAACCTTTTTGAAAACATCCCAACTCACTTGGCAATTAATGACTTGAACGCAGTTAGTGCTTCAGGTTCTATTAATGACGGTGGTGTTGTTGTCGTTGATGCTGATTCAATCAGTGCAAACATGGCATTAACACTTTCTGATTCAAGTGATGTCGGTGAAATTAAAATCGTTGTGATCGCAACAGACCCAGCATCAACTTATGATGTTGTGTTGACACCTTCAACTTTCAACAACGGAACAACAATCACATTCTCAGACCAAGGTGATGCTTGTGTCTTGATTTGGTTAGGTTCTGCAAATGGTGGTTGGAATGTGATCTCTAACATTGGTGGTACAATCGCCTAATCATGCCTAAGAATGTTCAAAAGATTGATAAGTTATCCGATAGAATAACTTCCCTTGTTCCTGATTTTATTCAGGACGAGGCACCTGTCTTTGAGCAATTCCTAAAAGCATACTATGAGTTCCTTGAGGCGGAAGTCTTAACCCTTTCGTCTCAAGGAGACATTGACGGTGTCACATTAGAAGATGACAGTGGGTCTCTCTTAGTTGAAACTAAAACTGTCAGTCCATCACCCGATCAAGATTCTTCTCGATTAGTCTTTGAACAAACCAACAGTCCTTTTGCAGTTGATGAATATATTGTTGGTGAAAAAACCAAAACTGTAGCAAAGATTATCACGATTAATGGTAATACATTATACACAGAAACTATCAGTGGTACAGGATTTGATTCAGGTGAAAAAATTACAAGCAGGCAAGGTGGACAAACTGGTATTGTTAAGACATTCAAACACAATACAGTCCTTGCAAGTAACAGTCTACTAAACTATTCAGATGTTGATTTAACAACAGAAGAGTTCTTAGACTATTTCCAAAAAGATTTCATTCCATCTTTAGACTTAGATGATACTAAAGATGCTAGATTAACACTCAAAAATATTCATGACCTTTATCAGAAGAAGGGTACAAAAGAATCTGTAATATTCTTGATGAGATTATTGTATGGTCAGGATGCTGAAGTTCGGTATCTGATCGATGAAACTATCAAGGTTTCTGAATCAGGACATAATCATCATAGAAGAGTCGCAGTGGTCATGGATGATGTTAATACAAAACCTTCTTCAACAGACAAAATAGTACAATATGAAGCAGATGGTAAAACAATTGTAGCAGAGTCTATAGTTGAAAATGTTTATATCATCAATACTCCGAGAGCAGAGTATTCTCTAGAAGTCACTGATAATCATTTTGGTGAGTTCGTAGAAGAGTATCCAGTCACATTTGTAGATCGTGATGGAGTGACAAAAGTCACAGGTCGATTGAAAGGTATCTTGTCAGATATCGACACCACTCAGTCATCTATTTATATTGCCCAAGATGATAATGATTCTATATTACTTGAATCACCACAACTCACAGGTACAATTTCTACTACAAATGGTAGTGTAGAAGTAACGGGTGCAAGTTCAAAGTTTTTAAGAGAAGTTAAAGCAGGTGATGTACTTAAGTTTAAGTCAGGAAGTACAACCTATACTATCACAGTCAAAGAAATAACAAATGATACAACACTAGAACTTGAAACTGCAGCAACGGTAACTGTAGAAGATGCAGATTACTTCAACGAGAATATCAGTGGAGGTGTATTGAACGAACACCAAAGCTTTGGTTCGATGTATTCTCTAAATGACCCATTGATTTTTGATGGTGGTAAAGCAGATAGAGATGTTGTAAAAGCAAAAGGGGTTATCGATGGTCTAAGACGAGGTGGTATCGATAAAGTATACATCGAAGATGGTGGTACAGGATACAACGGTGGAGATATTGTTGTATTTGATAACTCAGAGGCAGATGGTTCTGCAGCTGAAGCAGTCATTGGTGCAGTAGAAGACACAGTTATTTTAGAGAACAGAAGTGAGTGGGGTCAATTCGAGTTTACTGCAACAGCAGGTCAAACCTTATTCAATGGAACTGATGAGAACAATAGACTTGTTGTATTCAATGACAACATGGTACAGGTATTTGTCGATGGTGTAAAACAAGACGAATACGATGATTACACTTTTAAAAATGATCGTGTAACATTTACCTCTGCCATGTCAGGTGGTGAGAAAGTTGAAGTATACACACAATTCAACCAACTGTTATTAGAAGATGGGGATAGAATACAACTATCAACAACAGAATCCCATATCAGAAGTGTAACAATAACTGCAAAGGGAACAGGTTATACCAAACTACCTAGAGCATTCCCTGGCGGTTACATTTATCTTGACCCAGCAGATATCTCAGATTATCAGGTTGGTGAAGTTGTTACAGGTAGCACTTCAAATGCAACTGCATCTATTATTAGAAAAGAAGAAAAGGATGGTAGAAGTAGATTAGTAGTTAAGAGAACACATACTGATGTGAATCAATTTGTATCTGCTGGTGAAGTCATAACTGGTGGAACTTCAGGTACAGTTAAAACTGCAAAGCAAATTAAGGTATCAAGTGGAACTGGTGCAAAACTTCTTGCATACTCAGATACTATTGGTGGTGTTGGTTCAGTTAATATTCAAGAACAAGGTTATAATTTTAAAGAAGATCAAACAGTTGATTCGACATCTCATTTCAAAATGTTGGTATCAACACCAACTGCAACTTTAACACAGAACCTAACATTTACTGGTAGGATTACTGGTGCAACTGGTAAAGTTGTAAACCATGATGCTGACAGAGGTATATTAACCTTTACAGATTTAAATGGTCATTTTCTTGATGACGAAGAGGTATTATACAATAATACAGATACATTTAAATGTCTAAAGTTTAATCCATATCAAGCAAGAGGTAAGTTAGGTGCAGAAGGTATCATTCAAAGACAGTTAGTAACAAATGAGTCTACTGTTTCTGAGGATACGTCAAACTTACACGATGGTCTATTCTATCAGACACACTCTTACATCATTAAAGTGGGTGAGAGTATTAACAAGTATAGAGCAATCGTAAAAGATTTAGTCCACCCATCAGGTCACATTTTCTTTGGTGAGGTTGCTGTTAAAAACTTCATCAACCCGTTTGACCCGATTAATAATGTTATAGATGTAGAGTCAGAAAGTAGATTTAATTTCAATCCTACAATTATTATTAAGGGTGTACCGACTTATTATCTTGAGATGGAAAATGCCTCAAGGGATAATTACTTAACAACTGCAGAGAGGGATGATCAGTCTCACATTCTCTTAGAGAATGGTTCAGAGATGATATTAGAATCAGCACCCGACTTTGGTAAAGCAATTACAGAATACCTCAAAGAACTGGAAGTGTATTCTACTCAAGATCATTTATTTAGAACAGAAGATGGTGACTTGATTGAAAACGAAGATGGTACAGGTTACTTCTCACTTGCCGATAGACTTGCAAATGATTCATTACTCATTTACGAACCTACAGAGTTAGGTGAATCTTATCCATACTTACCAGTAAACTTTGATACAACATTACCTGCTCAGGAAGGTCATGTTAACATTAGACAGATCAAATCTTTTGCAGAAGCAAAAGTTAATACTCCAATGAGATTGGAGACATATGAGAGAGCTCAAAGTATAGATGTTGCAGTGGTTAACAATGGTTCGCAAAATGTTTATAAGATAAACGACTTTGAAAACAAGACACTTAAATTAGAAGAAGGATTTACATATTACTTCTCACAGAACAACAACAGTCATCCATTCAAAATCTCAACAACGGAAGACGGTGTACATAATGGTGGTTCAGAGTATACCACAGATACATCAGAAGGTCAATATCTTCTAGTATTTACACCTACATCTAGTACACCTAGAACACTGTATTATTATTGTAATCATCACTCAGGAATGGGTGGAACAATTCACATTGGAACAAACAATAGAGCAACGTCTTTAAGTCTTGACAATGTTGATAACCCATCTCATAGTCCATATGAGAGAAGAGGAACCCTTTATAGAGATTCTACTAGGGGTATTATTATGCCATCCTACATACCTTTTGATCAAGAATCAATCGTGTTGGAAGATGGGTTTAGTAAGATCATCGTTGAAGAAGAAACACATCACCTCAGAGAAGAATCTGATCTAGGTGAAGGTTTGGGTGCAAGGTTTATCACAGAAGATGGTGAACCTATGAAGTTAGAAGATGGGTCATATACAGTGCAAGATACTGTATACATGTCGACAGAAAGAGTTCAAAACTTTGCCAACTTCTATCATACCGATGAGAACGGTAACCAATTTATTCTTGAAGATGGTGGAGTGATTCTTGATGAAAGAACACAGGGTCATTCATTAACAAGCTTTGCTCCTGTAGGGGTTACAATTGGTGACCTAAATAAAATGTACACTCAACAAGTATATGAAATTTCATATTACCTCTTAGACGATGATGTTTCAACCGATGCAGAAGAGGATAGAATCGTGCTTGAAGATGGGTATGGTTCACTCTTGTTAGAGACCTCAAAAGAGAGTGGTATGACTTTTGAGGATTACGATTCACAACTACCAAACATAAGATTGAAGAGTTTCGATGAGAAATTCTTTAAGAGAACAAACATCACTTGGAATGCATATGTAACTTCATCGAATATTAGGCAAACTGAGTTAGATTTGTTATAAATAGTATATAAATAATCTAATAGATTAACGGAGATTAAAAATGGCAGCAATTATCACGGAAAAGTTTAGGACACATAGTGCTAAACAATTCATCGAAGACTTTGGGGAATCAGCATCCTCAACGTATATGTTTATAGGTAGGTCTTATCCTTGGACTGATGATACCTCACCCCCTTCACCAGCAAACTCAACAGGTGAAGAGTACGATGCATACTCAGACATGATTGCATTGAAGAAAGTTTCTTCTGCAGATGTCACCCATGCAATTTCAAGAAAGAACTGGACAACAGGTACAACTTATGACGAGTACGATCATACAATTAGTACCAGCACAACGTCTTCAGGTTCAAGTGCAACTAACCTATACGATTCAAACTATTATGTAATCACAGATGAGTTTCATGTTTACAAATGTTTAAGAACTGGTAGAGACTCAAACGGAGATACCGTTGCATCAACCGTTAAACCAACAGGAACTAGTGCAACTGCATTAGTCGAAACATCAGACACAGACGCTGCTGGTGGAAGAGGATATATTTGGAAGTACATGTATACAGTATCAGCTGCCGATACTATTAAATTTGTTACTACAGATTTCATCCCCGTTAAAACAATTGGTGCCCAAACTGAATTAGGTGGAACTGCAGATGATGGTTCTGCACAGTGGGACGTAGAAAACAATGCTGTCGATGGTGGTATCTTCCACGTTAAAGTAACAAACGGTGGTGCTGGATATACTCACAATGCAAGTGGTTATACAGGTGTTGCAATTAATGGTGACGGTTCTTCAGGAGAAGTAACTGTTCACACTACATCTGCTGGAGCAATCTCCCACATTACAGTAACCACAAATGGAACAGGATACAAAAGAGCATCAATCGATATTGATGGTATCTCAGGTATCGGAACTCCTACAACAAGTGCAGTAGTAGTTCCTATCATCTCACCTTTGTATGGACATGGTGCAAACCCAGTTGAAGAACTAGGTGGTAACTTTGTCATGGTAAACTCTAGATTAGAGTTTGCTGAAGGTTCAGGTGATTTCCCAACAGATAACGACTTTAGAAGAATTGGTTTGATTCAAGACCCATTCTCTTCAGGTACAACAGTTGCAACAGGTACTAACTATGGTGCATATCATAAGATGACATTATCATCAGTAACAGGTTTATCGGTAGACGATACAATCATGGATGCATCTTCAGACGGTTCAGGTGTTGCAGTATCAAGAATTGTTTCTATTACAGGAAATGTAATCTCTCACATCCCTCAAGCAAATAGTGCTGGTGGGTATGCTGATTTTGCATCTTCAGACACAGTTTATAAGGGTGCAAGTTCAATTGGAACTGTATCCAGTGTAGATAGCACTTTCCCCGAAATTGTTAAATACTCAGGTAACATCATGTACATTGAGAACAGGGGAGCAGTCACTAGGGCTGCAGATCAGATTGAGGATATCAAACTGATCATTCAGATGTAATTGATTTACATCTTTAACTTACAAAAGAGTAAACTATGGCAGAGAAGACTGATTTAAATATATCACCCTATTACGATGACTACTCGGAGTCTAAGAAATTTCATAAAGTTCTTTATAGAGCTGGAAGACCACTTCAGGCAAGAGAGTTAACACAAACACAATCTATCTTACAAAATCAGGTAGATAGATTAGGGTCTCACTTCTTTGAAGAGGGTTCTATTGTTAGTGGAGCTCAATCTGATGTCGACTTTGATTTATACTTCGTAAAAGTAAAAGCAGAAAATCCAAATAGTTCAGGTGATTCAAATGTAGAAGACTACAGAACTTCCTATCATGGAAAAATGATTGTTGGTCAAACAACAGGTGTTGTTGGTCAAGTCATCACTTCCACTGCAGAGACATCAACAGATAAACTAACTTTATTTGTTAGATTCGAAAGACAAGGCACAGACACAAAACATTCATTCTCATTCAAAGCTGGAGAGACATTAGTTCTTTGTAGTATTGATCAAAATGGTACTGTTTCAGAAGACTCTTCAAGTAATAACGATTTCACAGTAGAGGATGCATCAGAAGTTCCAATTGGTCGTTCATCTTATGCAAACATCAATGAAGGTGTAGTCTTTGTCAGAGGTTTCTTTGTAAAGGTAGATGCTCAAGATTTAATTCTTGAAAAGTATAATCCAAAACCATCTTACAGAATTGGTTTACAAATTAACGAAGAGATCATCTCGACTGCTGAAGATACATCTCTTTACGATAATGCACAGGGAACTTCAAACGAGAATGCAGCTGGTGCTGACAGATTCAAGTATAATCTCGTATTCAAAAAAATAGAATTATCAGATACAGATGATGCAAACTTTATTGAACTATTAAGAGTCAATGGTGGTGTCATTGAAAATAAAGTAACTAGACCTATCTATTCAGAGATAGAACACACTCTTGCAAGAAGAACATTTGACCAATCAGGTGACTTTGTTGTTCAACAATTCACTCATAGTATGAGAGAACATTTAGATGATACAACAAACGCAGGTTTCTATACAAAGGCAAGGGGTGGTAAAAAAGAAAAATTTGTATTCTCCATCTCGCCAGGTAAAGCATACGTTAAAGGTTATGAGATCGATAAGATTGGAACTACCAATATTACGATGGCAAAAGCCAGATCGACATCAACTATCAGAGGTGCAAAAACTCCGACAAGACTTGGTAACTATGTTAAAGCAGAAAACTTATTTGGTTTCCCTGATTTCGGAAATGAATCAGGAAGTCAATCAATTGTACCTTATGCAAGATGTCAATTATTTGAAGACACTCTAACAGGTGGAAGTTTAGGTTCAAATGATCACATTGGTTTTGCAAGAATTCGTTATGTAGATGCACATGATGTTTCAGGTGACACTGAAGATGGAATCAACCTATATCTCTTTGATGTCAAGATGTTCACAAAGATTGGTTACAGTTCTCACACTGGGACTGCAAATGCTGGAGATAGATTAGTTGGTGGTACTTCAGGAGCTCATGGTATTGTTGCATACGACAATGATTCAGATGCAATATATGTTCACGATGTCGTAGGACAGTTTGCTCACGGTGAGACAGTATCATCCGAAGGTGATGGTGACTTCTCATGTACAATCGTAGGTGAAAATTTCAGAGGTATTGCAAACCAAGTTAGAACATTTAACATCGACAGAGTTAGAGGTATAGGTCAAGAAAGATCAAATGCTGATCACGCAGATTTTACTGCAGATGTGATTGCAGATGATGACTTTGTATTATCAGGCTCAGTATCGATTACAGCTGCTGGTGTGATTTCAGGTTTTGGAACAAGATTTACTTCAGAACTTAAGAAAGGTGACATCATTATTGATGGTAGTGGTAACGAACAAGTTATCTCATCAATAACAAGTAATATTGCAGCTCAAACAGTTGCAACAAGTGGTGTTGGTGCATTAAGTAATGCTAACTGTTTTAGAAGAAGAACAAAGATTTACAATCAAGAACAAGCAGCTGCTATCTATGCATGGCCAAGAGACTACGTTGTTTCACATGCCCCCGACACAGTAACAGTTAAAAAACAAAAGATTATTAGTTGTTCAGGTGGTAACCTTGTTGTTGATACAGATAACAACGAACAATTCCTACAACTATCTAGAGATAATTTCCAAATCTCCATCTTTGACTTAAACGGTAATTCAGGTGGTAGTGATGTATTGGGTGCAGAGATTGACCCAACAAATTCAAGTGCAAATAAAACTTCACCTACTGCAACAACTGAAAGATATACATTCAGTGTTGGTAGTGTGTCCGATGGAGTAGACTTTATTGTATCATATGCAGTACAATTAGATTCTCCAGTAAACAGAGACAAGACACTTAGAAGATCAAGATGTGCAATCGTTGATACTGCTTACTCAGCAGGTGCATCGGATTATGGAACATGTTACGATAATAAAGATATCTCTTTAGGTGTCGCAGACGTATTTAAAGTTAGAGGAATTTATGAGGGTATTGGTGGTTCTACACCTCTACCTCCTAGTGCAATTTTAACCGTTGCATCAGGCACACCTCAGAACGATGAAATTATTGTAGGACAAACTACAGGTGCAAGAGCAAGAATCATCAAGTATAATGGTGGTGCTGCATCATATTTCTATTATCTTAATAACTTCACTTTCAATGAAGGTGAATCAGTAGTTGGTCAAACGTCAAATGCAACTGCAACATTAGGAACAGTAACAACAGGTAGTGACAATATTACTGATAGATATTTCTTTGACGATGGTCAGAGAGATGGTTTCTATGATCACTCTAAGATCACATTGAAGCCTGGCGCACCTTCACCGAACAATTCAATACTCATAGTGTTCGATTACTTCACAGGAAGTGGTGGACAATTCTATGATGTAAATTCGTATAGTGGTATCGAATATGATGAGATACCTGTATACTCACCAAACAAAGTAGACCTTGGTGGTCTAGAACCTGATGGTCAGTTTGAATTATCAGATGCACTAGACTTTAGACCAAGTGTAGGTCAGTTGTATTCAGATGCAAACTTTGCCACAACACAACCCGACCCAACTAATCCAGCAAATATTTCAAGTGGTTTAAGTAATGACCCGTTTGCATATGATAGTAAGGACTTTGCATCAACTGGAGCAAGTGCATTAGATACTCCAGTACCTTCAATTTCAACTACAGGTGATATCAGATTCTACGTTTCAAGAATTGATAAAATTTTCTTGAGAAGTGATGGTAGATTTGATGTAGCAGTTGGTACACCAGCACTCTCACCTACAAAACCAAAAGCAATTGATGATGCAATTGAAATGTTTGAATTGTTCATCCCTGCTTTTACTAAAGATTTAAAGAAAATAAGAGTAAGAAGTTTTGACCATCGTAGATATACGATGAAGGATATTGGTAAGATCAATAACAGAGTTACCAATCTAGAAAGAATTACTTCACTCTCATTGTTAGAGAAAGATACCCAATCTGCTCAGATATTAGATGCAGATGGTTTTGATAGATACAAGTCAGGATTCTTAGTAGATAACTTTAGAGGTCACAAAATTGGTGACGTAAATCATCCTGATTACAAGTGTTCTATCGATACTGAAATGGGTATGCTTAGACCTCAGACATTCCAACAATTCTTTGATGTATCATTGAATACAAATACATCAAAAAACTATCAAAAAACTGGTGATCTAATTACATTACCATACACAACAACAAAATATGTTGACCAAAATAAAGCATCAAGACATATCAATGTTAACCCATATCACGTCTTTGCATTTATCGGTAATGTCAAATTAACACCTGAGAATGATATTTGGAATGACTCAGAAAGATTACCTGATGTTAGAATAAACAGAGAAGGTAATTTTGATGCAGTTCTTGCTGGAGTTGGAAATTCATTAGGTACAGTTTGGAATAACTGGCAAACAACTTGGGCAGGCACACCAACAGTTGTATCTACAGAAGTACAATCTACTTCTAGTGGTTCATGGAGTGGTGACCCAACTCAAGGGGGTACATGGCAAGCAGGTACAGAGATTACTAGAGATATTACAGAGACCCCTGAGATTCAAACTAGAACAGGTGTAACAACTTCTGTAGTAGAAGACTTTACAGAAACAAGAAATGATAGAATAGTATCAGTATCAATTATTCCGTTCATGAGAGCAAGGACAATTGAGGTTGATGCAACTAATTTAAAACCAAACACAAACCACTTCTTCTTCTTTGATGGAATTAGAGTAGACAAATACATTAGACCACACTCTACTAACTATTCAGTTGGTGGTGGTCTCACTGTGTCTGATAATGTAAAATCTGATGGTAACGGAAGACTGAGAGCTTTCTTTGAGTTACCAAATGATAGTACACAAAGATTCCCAACAGGTCAAAGAGAATTGAAGATTACATCTTCATACTATAATTTATCGAATCCTCCGAGTGGTGCAAGAGGTATTTACCAAGCACAAGGTTTGCTACAGTCTAGTCAAACAGAAATTACGTCTACTCGAAATGGTAGAGTTATCACAGAGAGAACAACTGCAACTAGACAAAATACAAGAAGAGGTGAAAGACTCAATGTCGGTCAAATAGATACACAAGCACCTCCAATTCCAGTGGATACAACTCCACCCCCTGAAGAAGAGGAAATTACAGTAGATAACCCTGATACTGAAACAGTAACAGATGCTGGAACTACTAATGAAGCTATAATTCCTACCACTCAAGTCAGTGTAGAAATTGAAGAAATCTTTGAAGATGCTCCACTACTAGAGGAGCAAGTTGCAATTATTGAAGAAATTGACATTGCAGCTGATATATTTGAGATTCCTGATATTCCTGATATACAACCAAGGAATATGTTCTTGTTTGAAGTTCCTGATTTAAGAATCACTACAGATGCATTCAGACCACCTAGAATACCTAACATGTTTATTGGTGGTGATGGATTTATGGATGTCACCGAAAACTTTAACTGGAGTGACCCACTTGCACAATCTATTTTGTGTGAAGTTAAGGGTGGTATGATGGTAACAGGTATCGATCTTTACTTCCAAGCAAAGTCAACTCACATGCCAGTTTCAGTAGAACTTAGAAATATGGTGAATGGATATCCAGGCCAAATTGTATATCCTTTCTCAGTGAAGACATTAAACCCTGAAGATGTAAATATCTCAGAAGATGCTTCTGCAAAAACAACCTTTACATTTGATTCACCAGTCTTTGTAGAAGAAAATACTGAGTTCTGTTTTGTAGTTTATTCAAACTCAAACGACTATGAGTGTTTTATTTCAAGAATGGGTGAAGCAGATTTAATTACTGGAGAAACAATTTCAGGACAACCATACGCAGGTTCCTTATTCTTATCACAAAACGCATCAACATGGACTGCAGAACAAACGGATGATCTGAAGTTCCAGTTCAATATTGCACAGTTTGATACAACAAAAACTGCAGCTCTATATTTTGAGAATGATGCAATCGATAAACCTAAACTTGCAAGAAATCCAATTCAAACAACAGCATCAAGTGCAAACGTAAAGATTGCTAATTACATGCATGGTATGTACGATACAAGTTCGAATGTAGAAATAAAAGGTATCGTTGGAGATAGAGTTGGTTCAGCAATCACATTATCAAGTCCTACATTGTCTGCAGCTGCAACAGATGGTACATTTACATCAAGGACTCAAGACTCTACTTCAGGTAGTGGTACTGGTCTAAAAGTTGATGTAACTATCGCAAGTGGTGCAGTTACAGATGTGAGAATAGTAGACCCAGGCCAAGGATTTGCAGCTAACGACACAGTTACATTTGAAGATTTCGATAATGCAACTGATGGAAGTGGTTCAAATGATTTAACAGTTACCATTGCATCAATCGGTGAAACTCTTGGTGGTCTTCCAGTAGATGCAATTGGTGGAAGCACAGAAGTAACTTACACTGCAATAGCTAATATTGGTATTGACTCATTTGATGTTACTGTTGACTTATCAAGTTATATTGGAAACAATAAATTTAAGACTGGTTACACTGCATTAGAAACAACTAGTGGTGGTGGCCAAGATGTAACATCGTCTAGAAACTATTATTTTGATACATTGCATACAATGATTCCTTCAATTGCAAGGTCAGGTGGTAAAATTATTGCAAGTACAGAATCTACTGCAATGAAGTCTCCTGAAGGACATATTGCAACAGGTGATTCATCATATCAAAGAAGAAGTCAGAATAACTTCATCACTTTGAATGATAACTCATTCTTAGATAACCCAGGCGTCGTTGCTTCAGGTATCAATGAAACGAATGAAATGTCTAGTACAAAATCATTCAGACTATTATTACAAATGTTTACACCAAGTGTAACAGTTTCACCTGTTATTGATGTGGGTACAACAGGATGTATTGCTATTGCAAACAGAATCAATGAGATTAACAGTAGTGGAGATGTGCCGTCAGGAGTTACATATTCAGCTTCTACTGAACCTGAAGGTGACAACAATGCAATGGTTTATGTTACAAGAAAAGTGAACCTTAAAACACCTGCTACAAGTTTGAAAGTTATTGCAGATAACTTTAGACCACCTACAACTGATCTTAAGTTTATGTACAAACTAATTAAAGCAGATGAAACCACACCACTTGATGATATCGGATTTGAATATTTCAATACTGATGGTTCACCTGATACAGCAATCGAAACAGATCAGAGAAACTTTAAAGAGTATGAATATACTGCAGACGATCTCCCTGAATTCACTGGATTTGTGGTTAAGATCGTAGGACAAGGACAAAACTCATGTGTAGTACCAGCGGTGTCTGCACTTAGATGTATGGCATTAGCATAATGGGTATCAAAGTAGAAGGACATGCACATTTAATAAGAGACGAAGAATCTCATGCAATCGTCAATACAGATGTTGAGCAATATCGTCTTACTATGAGAAGAAGACAATTATTAAGAAATCAGAGAGAAGAGATAAATAGTTTAAGACAAGAAGTTACAGAGATCAAAGGACTATTAAAGGAACTAATTAATAACCATGGCTAGAACAGTAAATAGAAATCAAACACTAGAAGAGTTTAGAAATAATTACAACGCACTAGCAGGTGACGTTGGAACTATTACTGGTCTTGCTGGGACTATCAACAACAATGATAACTTAGTCGATGCAATTAATGAAATGGAAAATAGAACTTTCTATTTCGATTCATTTACGTTCACTGCAACTGCATCACAAACGGTCTTTGATTCTACTGATGAAAATGATAATAAGACCGTAAAAATCAGACCAGGCCGATTCCAAGTTTTCCAAAATGCAGATCACTTAATTGAAGGTGATGACTTTACTATTGGAACATTAACGAATGGTGTTGCAAGTAGTATCACACTTAACAGTGGTGCTTCTGCAAGTGACACCATCACAATTTATACATTTACTGGTTCCGTATTAGGAGACGGTGGTGGTGCTGGTAGTAGTACAGGACAATTTACTGAGACCGCTGCAAATACAATTTACAACATTAACTCTAACGGTGTTATTCTAAATGGAGATAGTTCCTCAAGAACAACCGTACTAGAGTCAGGATACACATTACAACTAGCAGGTAAAACTTTTGCAGAAGATGATATCGTTGCAACTGCAAGTGGAAAGAAAGTTCAGTTCCCAATTATTTCAGATGGAACTGCACAATTTACTGGTGGTGTCGGTACAGGATTTTCATCTATAACATCTACAAATTTTGTTGGTGATATCACGGGTGATATAACTGGCGATGTCACAGGAGATGTTAAACATAACGGTTCAGTAGTATTGGATGCATCAACTGGTGCATTGACAGGTACAGTTTCAAGTATTACTAACCACAATTTTAGTTCACTAAGTGATGTACAGACATCATCCCCTTCTAATGGACAAGTCTTAGTATGGAATGGGACAGGTAATTATTGGGAAAACCAAAATGCAGCTGCAACTTATACAGATGAAGATGCACAGGACGCTGCTGCAGTAATGATTACGTCTGCAACACATAGTAACATTACAGTAACTTATGATGATGCTACGAACACACTTGCTTTCTCTGCAGCTGCACAATATGGTGACTCAGATGTTCAGAGTTACTTGAGTGGTGGTGCTGGTTTAGCATTGAGTGGTTCAGGTTCGTTTAGTGTAAATACTTCAAATGGAGTGAAAATCGATGGTGATGATGTCGAGTTGGATTATGAGATTGTATCTACTGCACCAAGTGGTGTTGGGTCAACTTCGACTGGTCACCTTTGGTTTGTAGTATGATATGGCTGATGAAATCTACATCAATACAGGGTCGACTTTTCAACAACCGTACCAAGGTCAAGTGCCTGCAAATGGTCAAGAACCAAACATAAGGGATATACAGCAACCTTATATTGCTAACTCTCAGACCCCATTTACTTATCAGAACAGGTCACCGTTTACATATCAAAACATTGTAAACGCACAAGAACCAAACATAAGAAGTAAACAGTCTCCGTTTACCTATGCAAGACAGGGTAGAACTCCGTTCACTTATCAGAATCCCTTTACCTATGCAAGACAGGGTAGGTCACCGTTTACCTATCAACAACAGAGTCCGTTTACATATAGAAACCCTGTAAATGCTTCACAACCTGTTATCAGACAGCAACCTTATACTTATCCGTATATTGCACAAGCTCAAGAACCTAATATTGGGCAAATAAATTATCAAGTTGCTACTAATGCTCAACAACCGTATCCGTTTACATATCCGTTTGCATATCAGGTAAGTTATCAGAATCCGTATCCGTATATAACACAAACAACGTATCCGTTTATTACACAAACAACGTATCCGTTTATTGCACAAGCACAGCAACCGTATCAGAGACAACAACCGTATCAGAATCCAGGCCGAATACCTTCGACTACTCAAGGACAGCAACTTGTATATGATTCTGATGAGTATGGGCCAAGTACATATAGATCACCTATACCTTCGAATCAACAGACCGTTGCACAGTTTGTAACGTCTATTAGTCAACAACCATATCCATATTTTAGTCAGAGTCAAGGTCAGCAACCAGTAATTTCACCATATTTGGGCCCACTTGGTGCATTTAGAAGTCCTTTCCCATATACTACTCAGAAAACAGGACAAAGACCTGTAACAACTTATCAGTTTACTGTGACACAACCCGTTATTTCACAGGCTCAGGTAAATTATTCTAGACAGGGACGAACACCCACTCAGGCAACTGGAAGAACACCCACTCAGGCAACTGGAAGAACTCCAGCACAAGCAATTGCAACTGCACAGGGTTCTGCACAGGGAAGAACACCTACGATTATTCAGGTGACTGCACAAACAACTTATGATCATCCTTCACCGTTTACCTATGCAAGACAAGGAACTGCACAAAGAACTTATGATCATCAGTCTCCATTTACTTATCAGAATCCCGTGTCTGCTCAGGAAGCAAATCCGTATAACGCACAGCAACCGTACCCATACATTGCAAATGCGAGACAACCAAGTGATGCACAACAACCGTATCCATACATTGCAAATGCAAGACAACCTATAATCTATCAACATAGATCACCGTTCTCATATGGTAATCCAGTAAATGCACAGCAACCCTATATTGCAAATGCAAGACAACCTCAGACATATCAGAATAGGTCACCGTTTACTTACAATCACAGATCACCGTTTGTATATCAAACACCTTATTCTACCACTAGACCGATTGGCCCTCTTGCAAAGGTCAAGGGTGTGTTTGTAAATGATGGTGGAACTTTGAGAAAAGCACAAGAGATATATGCAAATGATGATGGAACTGTAGAAAAAATTCATCAGTCAGTGCCTAATGCACAGTTCTTAAAAGGATAAATAGTATTATGGCAATCATAGCAAATTTATTCATTGATCAAGGAACAGACTTCGAAATCACGGTAGACTGTACGGACAATGCTGGTGAAATTTTGGACTTGACTGGATACACTGCAGCTGCCCAAATGAGAAAAACATATAGTTCTTCCACTATAGCTGCAACCTTTACAACTTCAATTGCAGCTGCATCAGGACAGGTTACATTAAGTTTAACAGATACACAAACCAATGATCTAGACGCAGGTAGATATGTCTATGACCTAAATATAACTAAGACTTCAACATCTGTAACTACAAGAGTCGTTGAAGGTCAGGCAATCATAACCCCAGGCGTGACGAGGTAATAATGGCAAATATTAAAGCAAGAGTTTTACAAGGTAATTCAATTCGTGCAAAACAGGTTGCAATCGGAAACTCGACTACAGTACAAGCAGACATATCTCAAAAATCCATTAACGAATTATCTGATGTAGAAATAACAGAAACAGATAACGGGTTTTTACAATACAATGCAACAGAAGATAAGTGGAAAACTGCTACTAATATAGATGGTGGAACCTTCTAATTTTATAGATTATAAACTAGACTTACCTAGAATTCCTGATAATCTACTCTTTAAATCTCCTACTGAAATCAGAGAAAATTGTGAAGTAAAATGGGATGCCTATGTCTATAAGACATATCTTGCACCTCAAGAACTTTACGATTGGGTTCATACGCAAGAATCAATACAAAGAGAATTGAGAATGTATGTTGAAGATCGTCTTCAGATACGTTATCAGGTTATGACTGAACAATTACCTATTCATCAAGATGCAGACTCAAAAGGTGTCGATTGGGTTTTAAATTATCATATAGATTTAGGAGGCCCTGAAGTTTATACTCGATGGTGGGAAATGCCTGAAGATTTTAAAGGCAAGTTTATTGAAGGTCAATTTGATTATCACATGGGTGATTACTACGATCAAACAAAAAAACTACATGAAGAAATGATACCTACACATACTTGGCATAGATTGAGAGTAGATATCCCACATGATATAGGTCGACTGAGTACACCAAGATTCGGATTAAGAATGTGGAATTCATGGATTGGCCAATCATAATATATAAATATCTTATACAAATCAAGGTGACATTCAGTGAGTCACGACCCACATAGTGAGTGGATTTGATTTATAATGTTCTTTCTCGGATAGTGAAGAGAAGTTAAACTAATTAAACAAAAATTCCTAGGAGGAATAAAATGTCAACAGTAATTCAGATTAAAAGAAGTACAGGGCTTACTGCACCGACTGTTAGTAATCTAGCAGAGGGTGAATTAGCTTATGTACAGGATAGGTCTAATTCGGGTGCTGGGGCAAAACTATACATCGAGTCAGTAGATTCAGATAACTCCACTGCATTGATTCATGCAATCGGTGGTAAGTATTATACTGATATGCTTGCTGGTGATACTCCTACTCCTGCGAACTTTATCGTAGGTAATGGAGATTCAGCTGGTGCATCGATTCAACTTAGAGAAGATTCAGACAACGGGTCAAACTATGTTGCATTGAAAGCTCCAAATGCTGTAACGTCTAACGTAACGTGGACGTTGCCAGACGGTGATGGTAGTGCAAACCAAGTAATCCAAACAGACGGTTCAGGAAATTTATCTTTTGCAACTTCAACCTCAACGGTTGCTGGTGCTTCTGATACAAATATTTCATCTCCATCAGGTGGACACATTCTTGTTCATGATGGTTCAGATTCATTTGACAACGTAGCACTTTCAGGTGACGTAACAATGGATTCTACTGGTGCAGTAACTATTGCAAATGACGCAGTAGAACAAGCAATGATTGCAGATGACGCAGTTGGTGCAGATCAACTTGCTGCAAGTGCAGTTGTTATTGGTTCATTGTCAGCAGGAATGTTGGTAACAGAATCAGAAGGTATTGGTTCAAATGATAATGACACAACTATTGCAACATCAGCTGCAATTAAAGATTATGTCGATACACAGATCACTGCCCAAGACTTAGATGTCTCAGACGGTACAAATAGTATTGCTATCGATCTTGACTCAGAGGTTCTTTCAGTATTAGGTGGAACTGGTGTTACTTCAACTGCTTCAGGTAACGGTGTAACATTAGCAATCGGTCAGTCAGTTGGTACAACCGACAACGTAACATTTAACAACGTAGACGTTGACGGTACATTGACTTCAGATGATATCACATCGACAAACATTAGTATCGCAGGTAACGCTACGATTACAGGAAACCTCACAGTTTCAGGTACTACAACAACTGTAGACTCAACAACAGTTTCAGTTGCTGACCCAGTATTTGAAATCGGTGATGATGCTTCAGACGATAACCTAGACCGTGGTATTAAATTTAAATACAATGACGGTTCTGCAAAAATCGGTTTCTTTGGATACGATGAAAACACAACTAAGTTTGTTGCATTAAAAGCTGCAACAGATTCATCATCAGTATTCTCAGGAACAGCAATGGATGCAGTCTTCGGTTCAATCGAAGGTGTAGGTCTTTCACTGTCAGGTTCAATTACTAATATCGATGGAGCTGCTCCAACAGCAGGTCAATTGTTGATTGGTAACGGTACAGACGGAGATATGGCACTTGCAACTTTGACTGCTGGTGAAGGTATCGATGTTACTAATGCAGACGGAAGTATCACAATCGCTGCTGAGACTGGAACAGATTCAAACCTTGGTGTAGTCATCGTGGCTGCTGGTGAAGGTATGGATGCTTCATACTCAGGTGGAACAGTAACCGTAAGTGGTGAGGATGCAACTACATCAAATAAAGGTATTGCATCTTTCTCAAGTGATAACTTTACTGTAACGAGTGGAGCTGTAACTGTCACTGCTATAGATGGTGGAACATTTTAATTAACCATTATCCATAGGAGGAAATACAGATGCCAACAGAGATTAAATTAAAAAGAGCTTCAGGGTCTTCTGATGTACCTGTTTTAAGTGATCTTGCCGTAGGTGAGATTGCTATTAATACCTATCATGGTCGTCTCTATGCAGAGAAGAATGATGGGACAGCAGCAATACATGAGATTGGTACAAACCCTACTCAATTAACAATCAATGATGCAATCACATTTCCTACCAGTGATGGTTCAAATGGTCAGGCCCTAACTACAGACGGTTCAGGAAACTTAAGTTTCTCTACCGTAGGTGGAACGGGATTGAATGTATTCAAGTATACCATTACAAGTAACACAACATCTATAACAGGTGCAGATGACGATAACAACTCTCTTTCCTACACAGCAGGAAAGGAACAAGTTTATCTGAATGGTGTTAAACTTATCGATGGTGGTACAGACTATACTGCAACCAACTCATCAACCATCACATTGGCTGAAAATGCAATCAGTGGTGATGTTGTTCAGGTATTAACTTATACATCTACGGACTTAGTCCAAGGTAATTATACCAACAGCACATTCACAGCAACAACGGCAGACCAAGTTTTATCATCAAACGCAGTTGCAAACAAGACAATCAAATATGTCATAAGTGCAACTCATGCCACTGCGGGAGTACATTCTGCAGAGGTATTATTGCAAAACAACGGTACTAACTCATACTTCGTCCAGTACGGGGATGTGTTTAGTGCTTCATCGTTGTTCACATTGAATTCCGATATTGATTCAGGTAATATGAGATTACTCATAACTCCTGCCAATACGAATACAACAGTGAAAACATTCCAAATAAGGTTATCATAGGGGGATAAATTATGTCAAGAAGTAAAGCCTTTAAACTTGCAGAACTTATCCGTCATATGGAGTATGATGCTACAGACGATGTAATCAAAACTGAAAAGGCAACTCAAGATAAGAATAAAAAGAGAGGTTCACAAACTAAAACCTCTACTGCAGAATTCAATCTTGACACTTTTGCAAAAGCAGATTACAGAGCAGCAAGATATGTTGTTGCAATGTCTAAAGGGTCATCCTTTCACTCTACTGAAATCATGATGATTCATGATGGAAGTTCAGTGCAATTAACTCAATACGGAGTTTTGCAAGATGAATCACTTGCTACCTTTGATGCAGACATCAGTGGTACAAATGTTAGATTGAAGTGTACACCAACTTCGGGAAGCTCGACAGTAATCAAGTTTGACCGAACAGTTGTAGAAGCTTAAAATCAGAAAAAGGGGGGAATCTTCCCCCTTTTTTCTTTCTCATAAAGAACTCAAACTCATAAATAAACGTATACATTCTAAATAACATTCATTTAGGACTCGGAGTAATATGGCAGATACAAAAAATTTCAGAGTAGAGTATGGAATTAATGTGACTACAAACGAGGTGATCAATTCGAGTGGTAAGGTTGTTGCAAGTGCAGTTAGTACACTTGATACAGATGATTTAGCAGAAGGCAGTTCAAACACTTATTTTACCACCACTAGAGTAGACACCCACCTAGCAGATTCTAGCTCACAGAAAACAATAAACAATGCCCAGATTGATGGAGGTACATTCTAGTGTCAGCTCAGAATTTTAAAATCAAAAACGGTCTTACGGTAGGAACAACCGAAGTTATTGACAGTTCAGGTGACCTAACGGCAGCTGCTTTAGGTGATTTTCAACAATTAAACAATACGACTGCACCGATGCACCACAAAATTGTGGTAACTGTATCGGGTGGTAAATTCTTATTTGACGGACAGACATCATCTCAAGCATTGAGACTTATGCCTTCTGTCGTATACAGATTCGATCAATCAGATAGCAGTAACGCATCACACCCACTACAATTTTCTGAATCGTCAGACGGTACTAACATGTCAGATGGGTACACGATCTATAATACCGTGGGTACAGCAGGTTCGTCAGGTGCTTATGTAGATGTTGCATTCGACCAAGAAGCACCGACTACAATGTACTTCAAGTGTGCAAACCATAGTGGTATGGGTAACACTGTTCATCTTGGAGACGAGTCAGGAGACATAGCAGGAGTTACTGCTGGAGATGGTCTCTCAGGTGGAGGCACATCAGGAACAGTTACACTTTCATTAGATAGTTCAGTAGCAGGTGACGGACTTGCACATTCAAGTGGTGTTTTATCAATTAATGTAGACGATTCATCTATTGAGACAAACACAGATTCATTGAGAGTCAAATCAGGTGGTATTACCAACGACATGTTGGCTGGTTCGATTACAAATGCAAAATTAACTAACAGTTCAATTACAATTGCTGGAGCATCGACTGCTCTAGGTGGAACTGTACTTGCAGATACAGATGCTTTATCAGAAGGTTCATCAAACTTATATTTTACAAACGAAAGAGTCGATGACAGAGTTAATTCTTTATTGACTGCTGGAACAGGTATTACATTATCATATGATGATGCTGGTAATGCCCTAACAATTTCAGGTTCTGCTCAATATGGTGATTCAGATGCCAGAGAGGCAATCTCAGTTACAGATTCAGGTGGAGATGGTTCACTTTCATATGATAATTCAACAGGTGTAATTACATACACAGGGCCTAGTGCTTCAGAAGTAAGAGCTCATATCAGTGCTGGAACTGGTGTTTCAATCAGTTCAGGTGAAGTAAGTATTGGACAGGCAGTTTCAACATCAAGTAATGTTACTTTTGGAAATCTAACACTTTCAGGAAACTTAACAGTAAATGGTGCAACTGTAACCAACAGTGCAACAAACACAACAATCGAAGACGCATTAATCGAATTGGGTTCAGGTAACTCAGGTGCAAACTCAAATGATCTAGGTCTTATCTTAGAAAGAGGCTCAACAGGTGACAATGGATTCATAGGTTGGGACGAAAGTGCAGATAGATTCGTAGTTGCAACGACAACTGCAACAGGTTCTTCGACTGGTGGATTAACATTGACTGAGGCAAACTTTAGAGCAGATGAAATTACAACATCACATGCATCTAACAGTGGTGGTGTTGCAAGAAATGTATATCAATCCACATCTGCTCCGACATCATCAGATGGTGCAGTTGGAGATTTATGGATATTGTACTCTTAATTGAGTAAGTGAGGAATTAAATGGCGTCAGGAAATCAGAAGGTTAAAACCCCTGATGGGTGGAATAAAACTCAGGGTGCATGGGTCAAGACCGCAGCTCAAACATGGAAAGCTGTTGATCAAATTTACATCAAGACACCCGATGGGTGGAATGACGCATCAGGTCAAGAATTAACTCAAATACCTTATCCTTATATTGCAGATGCACAACAACCTAATATTAGAGATGCACAGACTCCGTATCCTTACATTGCAAATGCTCAAGAACCTAATATTAGAGATAGACAGAACCCGTATCCTTACATTGCAAATGCTCAAGAACCTAATATTAGAGATCAACAAAATGCATATCCATATATTGCAAATGCTCAGGAACCTAATATTAGAGATGCAAGACAGCCTGCAACGTATCAACACAGGTCACCGTTAACCTACGATCACAGATCACCATCTGAGTATCAACACAGGTCTCCATTTACCTATAGAAACCCTGTATCTGCTCAAGAACCTAATATTAGAGATGCAAGGCAACCTGCTACTTATCAACATAGATCACCGTTGACTTATGATCACAGATCACCATCTGAGTATCAACATAGGTCACCGTTTACTTATCAGAACCCAGTAAGCGCACAGGAACCGAACATTAGAGATGCAAGACAGCCTGCTTCATACCAGTTTAGGTCACCGTCAACATATCAGTACAGATCACCGTTTACCTATAATCATAGGTCACCGTTTACCTATAGAAATCCAGTAAATGCACAACAACCTAATATCAGGAATGGACAACAGCCTGCAACATATCCAGCAAACGCACAACAGCCTGCAACATATCCAGCAAATGCACAACAACCTGCGACATACCCAGCAAATGCTCAGACACCGTTTACATATCAGGCTCCAGCAAGACAACCGTTTATTGCAAGTGCAAGGCAACCATTTACATACCAAGCACCTGCTAGACAACCGTTTATTGCAAGTGCAAGACAACCGTTTACATATCAAGCACCTGCTAGACAACCTAACAATGCTTCGTATCAGAGTCCTTTTACTTATCAAGGAAGAACTCCAGTTTATATACCGCCACCGTTCACACCGCCTGGCAGTTCACCGAGTTATCAAGCTAAATAATGGAGGATATGACTTAAGATGGCACAACAACCTTACATCGGACAAGCAAGACAACCTGTTCCGTTTACTTTTCAGGCTCCGTTTACTTATCCAGCAAACGGTCAGAGTCCGTTTACTTATAACGCACAGAATCCGTTTACTTATCCAGCAAATGGACAGAGTCCATTTACCTATAATGCACAGAATCCGTTTACATATCCTGCGAATGCAAGACAGCCGTCTACATATCAGGTAGCGTTTAGATCACCGTTTACTTACCAAGTATCGTTTAGGTCACCGTTTACTTACCAAGCATCGTTTAGATCACCGTTTACCTATAACCATAGGGTTCCGTTTACCTATAGAAACCCTGTATCTGCTCAAGAACCTAATATTAGAAGTGCTCAAGAACCTAATATTAGAAACAATCAGCAACCTAACATTAGGAACAGTCAGACACCGTTTACCTATGATCACAGGTCACCGTTTACCTATAGAAATCCTGTGAATGGACAAGAACCTAATATTAGAAACAATCAGCAACCTAACATTAGAGATCAGCAAGAACCTAATATCAGAAACAATCAGACACCATTCACTTATGATCATAGATCACCGTTTACCTATCAGAATCCTGTGTCTGCTCAAGAACCTAATATCAGAAGTAATCAGCAACCTAACATTAGAGATCAACAAGAGCCTAATATTAGGAACAGTCAGACACCGTTTACCTATGATCATAGGTCTCCGTTTACATATCCAGCAATCGGTGGTACACCTGTAACATACGATCATAGGTCTCCGTTTACATATGCCCGACAAGGTCAAACTCCTGATACCTATTCGTATAGAAGTCCATCGACATACTCAAGACAGGGTCAACAACCATCTACTTATCAACATAGGTCTCCATTCACTTATGCAAGACAAGGTAGAACTCCTGAGGCAAGATGGGATGGTGATGTAAACCAACAGTGGCCGGCAACTCCGATTTCCTCATAAAATAAACCACTAAATATTCTCATGTTAAACAAGATTGAGAATTTAGAACAAGCACGCAGTAGAACTTGGAGAGTGTCCTTAGATACTGCTGGAGCTCCACCTAGGGGAGAACCAGCAATCAATCTAGGTCAAGTGGATTTTAGATTTCTTGATAGAGATGAGGCAAAGACTGTATTACAGATATGGGAACATATCTTTAATGAAATGCCTGATATAAAATTAGTTCCATGGAGTAAAATTCGACCTCTTATAAATGAAAAGAGATTGACCACATTTGGTCAAATGCACCACAATTCAATCCTATATCATAGATATCTTCATCATGGTTGGACAGAAAAGTTAAGAGAAGGACATCCTATCGGTGGTGGGTCTATGGATTTCATGAATGCAGATGGAGAGTATCAATGGTTATCCACTGTAAGTGATCATGAAGATTGCAATCAGTTGAATCCTCAAGAGGAGAACTCGTTATCTTCTTGTTACTATCACGCTGCAAAAGGTCATTGGTTAATGAACAGTATGCAAAAGGAAGGGATGAGACATCCTATCCAAGGGCATACACATACTAATACTGGATTTGAATATTCTCTATCAATACACCCAGGCTCTATTAGAAGTAAGGTCATGGAGACGATTGACAATCCTGATTTTGAAACTATAGTGACAGATTATGCAGATACATTTAAAGATGTTCCCGCTTTAACATTTGATGAGTTGATAAATTATTGGAAAGAACTAGGAAATGGTGAAGGGTCTCTATCTGCAATCTATGTTTCAGAAGGAAAATTCGAGTGGTCATTATCGACAGTTGCTGGGATGGATTTTAGAGAGGAAGTATTTGAATTCAACAGACGAGTCACTAAATTATGTAAGAAGAAACCTGTAAACATATATCTAGGTTACGACTCTTCTCATAAAGGTATATATGAAGCTGCAGAAAAATCTATTCATCATTCTATAGAAAAATCTAAGTCGGGAGGGGTTTGTGCAGAATTCTTCAATGACTACAAAGTGGAAGTGAAAAAACTTGACATTGCTGAATTAAAGGATTATAATAGAGAATATGCAAATCAATCTACTGAATTCACCTACAGTAGATTTCTAATACCTTACCTTGAAAATTACGAGGGGTTCAGTTTCTTCATAGATGATGACTATGTGTGGCAACTAAATCCCATGTCTCTCTTCTATTTTTTAGACCCTAGTCATGCTTTAGCATGTGTACAATACGATTTTAAAAATCATGAAGAAACTAAAATGGATGGTCAAAAGAATGTTGCATATCCGAAAAAATTATGGTCAAGTATGATGATATTCAATAACGGTCATGAAGACTGTAGGAAACTTACACCTGAAGTTGTAAATACTGCTAGTGGTCAGTACCTACATCAGTTTGAATGGACAGACAAGATCAGTGAGATTCCAGGCCATAAGATTTGTACTGAAGGGTATGATGAAAAACTATTAGAAACACATCATGCAGTTCACTATACAAGGGGTGGGCCTTGGATAGAAGGGATGAATTATTCCCACATAAATATGTTAGACACATATGATAAGTACAGACGAATGAAATAGTCTTGCTTAATTTTACTTACTATGTTATAATGGAGATACTATGAATGCATTTGTTTATTGTGAATTTGGAAACCTGTTTATTAGAAAAGAAAACGGGTTAGAATGGAGACACGAAAGTGTTGATGCCCCTGAGTTGGGATTTGAATATGATGTACTCATCTATGATGAGATCGAGTGCAAAATTGAAAAGTGGGATTCTAATCTAACTTTAGAAGAACAGGAAAGACTTCCTCTTTCTGAAACAGAAAAAGACGCTGTTGAAGCATACATCCTTAATGCAGAACCACCTATGGGTGTTAGTCTAAACCAGCAATTCGTAAATAGAATTACTGAAGTTGTTAGAAACAACACCTTTCAACAATGTGAAAGATACGGATTTGATGATATGGTGGAAGTATTGATTGCTGCAAGAGAAGGTTCAGCACATCCTCATAGATCGAATGCAAGAAGAGCATTAGAATATGCAGATGCAATTGCATCTGTGGCCGAGGGTATATATCAAGAAATAGCTGTTACAAGAGAAGATACTCTTCGTCCTCTAGAAGATTATCTAATGCAATTACCACCACCTTCAACATCACATCAAAACTAAATGGACTTAAACATCCATTATCTAGATGAGCCTTTCCGTATATCGGAAATGCCTCTAGGTAACAATATCTATGTTATAGACAATTATCTAGAAGCTTCACTGCATAGAGCAGTGAATACTTTTTTATATAATTGTGCATGGCAAAAAACTAACCAAGTGAATGGTGACCCTAATGATGGTAGAGGTGGATTACCTAATCATCAGTTATGGGGGTGTTCATTCATACAAGGTGTTAATCAGAATGATGGATATTTAAGTGGAAAAAATGGTCATCCAAATCATTTAATCAGGTGGTTAAACCGAAGACTACAAACAGACTTTGGTTTTAGATGGGTTCGATTCCAATATGCTGGAGGGAATTCTCAAACCCATGGGCAGTATGGAACATGTCATTCAGATTGTTCTATGGATGATGAGTGGAATTTGTCTTTCTTGTATTATCCTAACACATGGTGGAATCCTAACTGGGGTGGTAAATTAAGATTTTACAGTGACATGGTTAATGGTGGTATCTTAGAAGAGATGAATCATTTAGAAATTGGAAGTGTTGACTTTGTGCCTAATCGATTGCTAATGTTTGACGGAAGAATCAATCACGGTGCAGAAGCACCACATGAATCAGCAAGATATATAGATAGGAAGTCTATTGTTATTCGAGGTGATGAAGTAGAACTACACGATAAGAGAGATAAGTATGCCGACTATTGAATTTAGAACCTTTCAAAAAGATGCATTTGAATTCTTTAGACCTGTGGCAGCTAAAGATTATCAACCTGAGTGGTGGAAGAAAGAGAAAGTTAAAGTAGATCATAGAGGAAGAATTGCACAAACTATTCGTTCCTGTCCAGCAATGCAAGACTGGTTAACTATGGGATATTACATAGTTGCAACACAGGATATACCCATAAGAAACGGATTGGATTGGAACTTCCCCGATAATAGTGAGAAGTTTAGTACAGAAAAGACTTCACAATTATTCTCTCAATCACATCCTGCTTCTCAGATGTTAGATTCAATCGAGTATATGGGTTCAGATGGCCCAGTGAAAGATGCATTTAAGATATCATCACCATGGAATATGATTACACCAAAAGATTATTCTGTACTTTTCTTAGACCCGTTTCTTTTTCAGAATAAATACTTTGCATGTTGGCAAGGTGTCATCGACACGGATTCTTTCAATGTGAATTTAGATAATGCACAGATAATTTTTTATCCTAAATGTGATCATTCATTTATTATACCAGCTGGAACACCCATATGTCAAGTGTTTCCCTTCAAGAGAGAAAAGTGGGCATCTACATACTATTATGCAGATGCTGAACAATGGCACGAAAATCATGCTATCAATCCCGATAGTATGCAAAAATGGCAGAGAGATTTAGGATTAGTGAACACAGAACATAAAGAGATCAATCCCGAAATGGTTAACATAGGTGGGTATAGGAAGAGTAAAATGTGGGAACCAAAACATAAGTTTTTTAGTTCTCCCGAAGAAGTTCCACCCCCTGAGTGTCCAGCTCATAAAGACTTCAACGATGTACAGAGAAGTCAAACAGACTTAAATTGGGACGGGTCGGAGTCTAAAAAAATAGATAGAGATTAATATGTCAGTTAGATTATTGTTTCCTACCTTCTTGTTTGAATATGACTTACTAGAGGAAGGATTAGTGACGAAGAAGTATCTACGTTCTTTAAAGGACGATATGGATGCAGCTCGAAGAAAAGACCCCGTAGGTAGAAAGGTTTCAAATCAATACACTGGTTGGCAATCAGATGATGGATTTGAAAGAAGACCTGCTTGGACGAAGCTTCATCGCATAATTAAAGACAAATTAAATCAAGAAGTCATCCCATTCATAGGATGTAATCCCATGGAAGCAAGTATGTCATTGGGTAATGTATGGGCTAATATAAACGACAAGGGTGCATGGAACTCTCCACACAAACACAATGGATGTTGGTATAGTGGTGCCTTTTATGTACATGCAGACGGTGATGAAGGTGCCTTTGTAGCAATTGATACTGATGACAAAGTAGTTGCAGATCATCCAGCAGGATTTAAACACAGAGAAAATCATGTGATTTATCCAAAAACAGGAACCTTGCTACTATTTCCTAGTGCAATGATGCATATGGTGGAACCTAACCTAACAGATAAAGACCGATACAGTATTGCATTTAATGCTGTAACACACAGAATGTCCATGAATACTGTTGCTCTACAGGATGCAGATTGGAACAAATTTGAAATTGTCAACGATCATTTAGTAAAGTAACAAGTCTATTTTCATAAATACTGGTATGGAAGTAGTCATCTCACCTTATCTTTTATGGAACCTAGTAATGACTGTAGTCATTGTACCTTTAGGTTTCTTAATCCGTACAGTCTTATCTGAGCAGAAAAGACTCGATATTCTTGTAAATAAAACAAGAGAAGAGATCGCAAGAGACTACGCAACAAGAGAACAAATCGAAGCAGATTTCGAAAGAGTTCTTTCCTCTATTCAGAAGATCGATGAGAAGTTAGATCGATTCCAAGCAAAAACTTATTTCCAAGAATAAAAAACGCATAAATAGTAGTATAAGACAGGAATACTACTATTATGGCAACACCGAACAGTAAATCATCACTAAAAGAATACATTAAGAGAAAACTGGGAGCTCCAGTTTTAGAGATTAACGTAGACGATGATCAATTCGATGATAGAATTGATGAGGCCATTCAATACTTCCAAGAATATCATTATGACGGTTCAATAAGAGTTTATCTTAAACACCTAATCACTCAGACCAAAAAAGATGGTATGTTAGAGAATGAAACATTCACTGAGTCATCTGCTGGTAACCAAGACTATGACGATGAACAAGTTTTACAACAGAAAAACTACATCGTTTTACCTGATTTTGTTCTTGCTGTAAATAGAATTTTTCCCTTCCATGATAAACACAATCTAAACATGTTCGATCTTAGGTATCAACTAAGATTGAATGATCTCTACGATCTATCATCAACAAATATTCTACACTATGAAATGGTGCAACAACACTTATCATTATTAGATAACATTCTTGTTGGTAGAACACCTGTTAGGTATAAACAGCACATGAACAGATTGTACTTAGACATGGATGTGAAAGCACTAACAAAAGATCAATATGTCATAATCGAGTGTCATAGAAAGATTGACCCTACAGATTTTACAGATATTTACAACGATATGTGGTTAAAGAGATATGCAACTGCATTAGTCAAATATCAGTGGGGTGAAAACTTATCTAAGTTTAATGGGATTGCATTGCCAGGCGGGGTGACGATGGATGCATCAGAGATGAAATCACAAGCACAAGAGGAGATCACAAAACTCGAAGAAGAAAGTAGATTGAACTACGAACTTCCCGTCATGGATTTAATGGGGTAATTGAATGCCTACAAATGTTTATTTTAATCATGCTGTTAAAACTGAACAGCATTTATACGAAGACTTAGTTGTAGAATCATTACGATTCTATGGTCATGATGTATTGTACTTACCTAGAGAGGTAGTTGAAGAAGATACTATCCTAGGTGACGATGTACAATCAAAATTTGGTGATGCATATGAAGTCGAGATGTATTTAGAAAACACCGAAGGATTTGAGGGTGAAGGCGATCTCGTATCTAAGTTTGGTGTACAGATTCAAGAAGAAGCAACATTTGTAATATCATTAAGAACATGGGAAAGATTTATTTCCCTAGACGGTAATCTTGCCACATCATTAAGACCTAACGAGGGTGATTTAATTTACTTCCCTCTTTCAGGTTCACTGTTTGAAATTAGATTTGTAGAAGACCAAGACCCATTCTATCAACTTGGAAAACTGTTTGTTTTCAAACTCCGTTGTTCATTGTTCGAATACTCAAACGAAGATTTCGATACTGGAACTTCTGCAGACTTGGTGGAATCAGACAATGCATACACAATTGAGATGGTCATGACAGATGCTTCAGGTAACTTCACTAATGGTGAGAACGTAACTCTACCAGTAGATGGAGTTGCAACAACAGTTGGTGAGGTCTTACTTTGGGAACCACAATCAAGAAGACTTACCATTAAAGACAACACAAAAACTCTACAAGTTGGGGATGTGCTTACAGGTGTGTCATCTGAAACTTCAAGAACAATCGAAAGTATTACGGATGTATTGACATTCGAAAATGATGGTAAAGCACAGAACAAAGAATTTGAAGATCAGGATAGTTCATATCTTGACTTTAGTGAAGTGAATCCATTTGGTGAACCATAATGTTTGGAACATATTTTTATAACGAAACAATCAAGAGATCGATTTCGATTTTCGGTACACTGTTTAACAACATTGATGTCAAGAAAACGAAAGCAGACGGAACTGTACTCACTCAACAGAAAGTACCCATATCCTATGGCCCAAAACAAAAGTTCCTTGCAAGATTAGATGAGGATTTGAAAAAGAGAGACGGTAGTGTTACCTCTATCTCGTTACCTCGTTTAGCATTTGAAATGACAGGTCTAGAGTATGACCCATCAAGACAACAGAACAAATTACTAAGAACAAATAAAGCAAGTCTTGATAGTGATGATTCAGGTAAGAGAGGTTATCAATACCAACCAGCACCATACAACATCAATTTTACACTTTCGATTCTTGCAAAAAATGGTATCGATGCACTGCAAATTGTAGAACAAATTTTACCTTATTTTCAACCTGAGTATACCGTTGCAATGAAAATGGTTGATAGTATGTCTGAGGTTAGAGACGTACCTATCATTCTAAACTCAGTATCCATGGAAGACATGTATACGGGTGGATTCGAAGAAAGACGTGTAATAGAATATACATTAGAATTCACAATGAAGTTATACATGTTTGGCCCAGTCTACACTGGTGAGGTTATCAAAAGCGTTATCGAAAGAGATTACATCAATAGTAATGTATCTGCTGGGTTTACAACAACTGAGATTAATAGTTCAGGACTGGTCAAAGAAGTCAAATCTTATGAACCAGCATTTGAAGCAACCTCATCTATCGCAAGTTCTAGTACCCCAGTAGTGGCGTTCACCACATCGATAAATAGTAAGATAAGTGTTGGTGATGAAGTGTTTGGAACGAACCTAACACCTAACCCTACGGTTAGTAGTATAGGAAGTGATAGGTTATCGATTACATTGAGTGATGCAGTGACCTTAGAACCAAATACTAAACTAAAGTTTGTTGGTTCAGTAGACCCTGAAGATACATTTGTGGTTGCTGAAACTGTGAGTTTTTATGATGAGGGTGGTAATACAACGTATTCGGAAGACCTTGAAAGTGATGATAGTTAATAATGGCAAAAGAAATAGACGACAAGTTAAACAATCTTCTTGATATCAATTCTGATATCAAACAAGAAACTAAATTGGTCAAGATGCCCGACAGGGAAAAGAACATCGAGACAGACTACAGGTATGCCCGTGAGAACCTCTATGATCTCGTAGAACGAGGTCAAGATGCAATAGACGGCATACTAGAACTATCAAAGGAAACTGAACATCCCCGTGCATACGAGGTTGCTGGTCAACTTATCAAAACTGTATCTGAAACTGCAGAGAAGTTAATTGATATTCAGAAAAAACTGAAAGACCTAGAAAAAGAAGATAGTTCCGTAAGAACACAGCACAATCATCTTTATGTAGGTTCGACAAGTGAGTTGCAAAAGTTCTTAAAGAAGGAGTCTAAGAAAGATGTTCGAGAAGATTAATTTAGAATATAAAACAGTTCCTATTCCTAGTGTAAATAGAGGTGAGGCATTTTGGTTGATATCACTAGGACACTTGACAAGACATACCCCCAATGCTTTCAATATAGAGGGATATGGTGTATACGAAGACTATCTTAGAGAAAATGTTGCTGGAAAAACAGTTTGTGCAGTAGGCACATGTGTCAGTGGTCTGTTACACCTTGCAGAATTTTACGGTGCTGAAAAGTGTATTGCATTTGATGATAACATGCATTCATGTATATACATGAGAGGTAT